AATTGCAACTTTTTGATGTTCCATTGGTGGTCTTTCATTATATGGTGTATAATCAATTTCCCTTTTTAGTGTCTTTTCTTCCTGAATAATTGCTGATTTTGGAATCCACATTGCGTGGTTTTTTTGGTTATCATAAATTTTACCCCATATATGGTACGCTTTATCGGTTTCACATAATAATTTTTCGCACCATATGGTTTCTGGAACGAAATTCAATTCTTTTGTTTCTTTTAGTTTTTCTCCAAAATTTTCAACAATTACAATATTTTTTCTTGCTATTTTAGGTGTGACCTCATGATATTTAATAACATATTCAGATTGAGGTCTTGTTAATTTAAAATTTTTATTTGTTTGAAATTTTTCTTTCCATTCGAGCAATTGATTATTATACCCTTCATAGGTCTGTAAAATATTTTTTGCAACAATTTCAGGTACTTTGTCAATCATACATAATAAAAAATAACAAATAAGATTGAAAATATAAACTATTTATTATATATGAAAAATAAACTCCCAATTACAAGGTTATCAAAGTTTTTTTCTCAAACGGATATGGATTTAAATATTCAATTGGGTGAAGAGTACTTACATGGTGACTTAGGAATGAGATTGGTTCTTTTTAGTGTTGATAGGCAAAAGACAGATACTGATAATGTGTATGGTGAAGTTGGTAAAGATGGAATTAAATTTTATCCACCTGTTGAATTTTACGGTTTAGTAAAAATAGAGGAACCAAAAAATAATAGTTACACAAAAGGTGTAAATAGATATTTAGAACCCGGAAACATGACTGTTTCAATTTATCTAAAACATTTGGAAGAAATGCAAATAGATATTAAATACGGGGATTTTATTGGGTATCCCGAATCAGAAGAAAAAATAAGATACTATACTGTAACAAACGATGGAAAAGTTGTCTCAGATAATAAACATAATATGTTTGGGTTTAAACCATACTACAGAACAATTATTTGTGCACCAGCACAAGAGTTTGAATTTAGAGGGATATGAAAATAATATTAAATGAAAACCAATTCAAACTACTGTTAGAACAGGGAGGATTTGATGAATTTGCGGTTGAAGTTTCAGAAAAATATCCTGATTCTGTTTATTTATTGCGTTTTATAAGTGATTTTGTTAAAAAATCAGGATGTCAAAAAATTGACATTGAACCACTTAAATATGGTGCGTTTGGTTTGTCTTTAGTTGATAGAGTTGTTATTAATAAAAAATCATTAGAGTTACCATTATCGAATTTTCTTTATACTTTATTTCATGAAGTTGCTCACCAATATCAATATAAAAAGTATGGTATTGATAAAATGTACGGAATTTACACTGGTGATGTTTCCGTCGATGAAGGTGCAAAATTTATGAAATATGTGGAAAATGTTGCTGATGATTTTGCAATTAGAAAATTAAGAGAAATTAATAAGTTATTTGATGATAAAATCAAAATAAATGCAAATATAAATAAAATTTATGAAAAAATTCCCATAGATTATTATAAAAATCTAATTAATATTTTTATTAAAAAAATTAAAGATGGTAATTATACTAGTAAAGAAGATATAAGTGAAATACTTTACAATTACGTTAAAAACGGAAAATAATGGGAATACCTAAAAGAAAAACAGATATAAAAGTTTTTGGTGTTAGTAAAAACACCGACAATGCTGTAATTGGTAGAAGAAAAGAATTGTTAGAAGAAATAACAAAATCAGATACTTTTTTACCCGATTCAATAATGCACGATGATATGGATTTGGGTATGTTAGAATTTGTAAAAGAAAATTTTAAAATTACGTCTGATGGAGAACAAATTCCAACAATACCAAAAATATTAACAATTCAAAGGTGGTCTGAATTTAAAAATAATTGGAATTTTTCGGATGATGATGGTAACATGAAATTACCTTTTATTGCTGTAATTAGAAAGCCAGATGTACAACTAGGGACCAATCCATCTATACAAAGAACAATACCTGATAGAAGGGATTTTTTTTACGCATCAGTGCCAACATGGGATGGTAATCAAATGGGTGCGGATGTTTATAAAATACCACAACCTGTCCCCGTTGATATTGGATTTGAAGTTACAATAGTTTGTACAAAATTTAGAGATATTAATACTTTTAATAAAAAAGTTTTACAGAAGTTTTCGTCGAGACAAGCTTATACAAAGATTAAAGGCCACTATATCCCAATAATATTAGATAGAATTGAAAACGATAATAGTGTATCTGATACCATGGATGGTAGAAGATTTTATGCTCAAAATTATTCTTTTACAATGTTGGGATTTTTAATTGATGAAGAAGAATTTGAGGTTTCACCAGCAATTTCTAGGTCAATATTAATGACAGAAGTTGAAAATAGAAGTTTAAAAAGTGGTAATAAAAGTAATTTAATAACTTTAAATTCGTCATATTCAAATCTCAATAATTCGATTATTGGTCAATATTTTGCAAATTCACAGTATAAAGTTGATAAAACGATTGAAATTGTTTTTCAAGATACAATAGATACTGTAACAGGTGATTCGATAAATCAAACAGTAAGATTATTCATAGAACCGAATCAAACGTCGGGAACAATCGAATACACGATTGGAGATAGTTATAACAATGTTTTATTTCCAAACATTATTTCAGGGGTAACAATTAATACAATTGGTAAATCAAAATATTCATATTCATACGAAATAATTCAATCTCCATAAATATCTTTTTTTTGTTGTATTGGTTTGACATTATTTTTACAAACATCTTCAATACATTTTTGAATAACTTTGTGGATTTTTAATCCATTGACCTCACAATATTCTTTAAGAATTTTATGATGGTGTTCACTTATTTTAATATTCTTAAATGTACTATCACCCATAAAGATAAATATAGATAAAAAAAGATAAATTTATATTTATAACTATTTTTTTTTATAAAATAAAGGGAATCTTTGGTAGATGTGATAATATTTATAATAAAAGATAATAAAATAACATAATCAAAAAATTTAAAAATGGCAAATTCAAATAGAGTTTTTGTATCTCCTGGTGTTTATACATCAGAAAAAGATTTAACTTTTGTGGCTCAAAGTGTTGGAGTGAGTACACTTGGTTTAGTGGGTGAAACTTTAAAAGGACCCGCTTTTGAACCAATTTTAATAACAGATTTCGATGAATTCAAATCATATTTTGGAACAACATCACCACTTAAAGATGGTAATACTAATCCAAATCCAAAATTTGAATTACCGTATTTTGCTAAATCATATTTAGAAGAATCTAATCAATTATTTGTTACAAGAATTTTAGGTTTAACAGGTTACCTACCAAGTACAAGTTTTGGAGTACAAACAATAGGTGGAATTAATTTAGGTACACTAAGTGGTGTTACTAGTGGTTTAACAATGTCCGCAACTACAACCACAATTACAGGTAGTTCAATATACAATGAATTATCTGATAAAATTTCAGTAGACGGAAATTACATCACAAATTATATTGTTTCAAATTTTAGTGGTAATACGTCATCTAACCATGGTGAATGGTTTGTTATGGGACTTGTACCGTCTACAGGTTTAACATCAGTTACCACTTCTTTAGAAGAAGTCTCTCCTTTAACCGGTTTGAATAACGCAAGTAATAACAACAATAAAGAATGGTATAATGTTTTAGTAAATTCAGGTAACACTCAGGTGTATTCTTATTTGTTTGTATACAATAGTGGAACAACAACTTTTGATGTCACAAAATACACATATAATGCAACATTAAACACTGATTATGACGGTAAAATTGTATTATCTTTTAGACCAAGAGGTTCATACGTTGGTCAAACATTGAATCTTGAAGTTACAACAAATAGTAATTTTAATATAAATGGAACTGGTTTAACTACAAACCCATTATCAGAATTTACGGTAAATGTAACCGGTTCAACAAGTGGTGCAAAAACTTTCACTTGTAGTATGGATACATCTTCATCAAAATATGTAACAAAGGTATTTGGTACCGATGTATATGATAGATTAAAATCAGATATTCCAATTTATGTTTTTGAATCGTACCCTAATTATCTTTTAGAAGCATACAAACAGGGTTATATTAGAGGTTTAAGTCTAACCGAAATTTATGAAAGTGAAGGGAATTCTTTTAGAACACAATGGGACACACCAGTATCGCCAACGATAGTGTCAGAAGTCCGTGGTGGTGAAGTTGTTGATTTATTTGATATTGTAACAATTTCAGATGGTGATAGTGCAAATTTTGAAGTAAAAATATCAATAATAAACATCAACATCGAAACCGGTGAATTTGATTTAATTGTTAGAGATTTTAATGATACCGATGATAATATTGTTGTACTTGAAAAATTTTCAAGATGTTCAATGAATCCAGATTTACCTGGTTTTGTTGCTAGAAAAATTGGAACATCTGATGGTGAATATGAATTACGTTCAAGATATATTATGTTATCTATGAATGCCAGTGCACCATCTGACGCATATCCCGCGGGATTCAAAGGGTTTGTTTCGAATGGTTCCTATGATTCAAAAACTTTAGGTTCCGTTATGTATAAGACAGAGTTTTATGACGCTGGCGATACAATGGGATACGAATCTGATGGAACACCAATATTATCTTCAGGAGATAAAGTAAGAAGAACTTATTTTGGTTTATCAAATCAAGTTAGTCAAGTTACATTTGATAGAGATTTATTTAAGTTTAAAGGTGTAAACGCCACCACAACAACTGAAGGTTTCCATTTATCAACAAACGCATCAACTTTAACAGGTACAACGTTTTTAACCACACCATATGACTTGGAAGGGCAAACAGATGAAACCAATAATAAATTAACAAACATTAATTACAGAAAATTCACATTAGCAGTATGTGGTGGATTTGACGGTTGGGACATCTATAGAAGTGTTAGAACATATGGAGATGCATACATTTTTGGTAAACCAACATATGTAAGTGGTAATACAACGAATGGAGGTGTTTTTAGCACTACCGTTGGAAATTCGGACTATTATTCATACATAAAAGGAATTGACACTTTCTCAAATCCAGAGGCGGTTGACATTAATATATTTGCAACACCAGGTATTAATTTTTTTGACCACAGTTCATTAACGGCATACGCTATTGAAATGGTTGAAGAAGATAGAGCGGACTCGTTGTATGTAATATCAAGTCCAAATCAAACATCTAGTGATGAAATCATCGATTCATTAGATTTAGTTGCAATTGATAGTAACTATTCCGCAACATATTGGCCGTGGATACAAGTAAGAGATGTTGATAATGCTACTCAACTTTATTTACCACCAACAGGTGAGGTGTTAAGAAACATCGCATTAACCGATAATGTTTCATTCCCTTGGTTTGCGGTAGCTGGATATTCGAGAGGTTTGGTAAATTCTGTTAAAGCATTTAAAAAATTAACATTGGACGAAAGGGATGATTTATATAAAAACAGAATTAATCCAATCGCAACTTTTGCGGATACTGGTACAATAATTTGGGGTAATAAAACCTTACAAGTTAGAGAATCTGCACTAGACAGAATAAATGTTAGGAGACTTTTGTTAAGAACAAGAAAACTTATTTCAGCAGTTGCAGTTAGACTTTTATTTGAACAAAATGATGAACAAGTTCGTAATGAATTTTTAAGATTGGTGAATCCAATACTAGAATCAATAAAAAGAGAAAGAGGATTATTTGAATTTAGAGTAACTGTTTCAAATGACCCAGAGGATATTGATGCAAATACATTGAGAGGTAAAATTTATATTAAACCTACTCGTTCTTTAGAATTTATCGATTTAGAATTTATAATAACACCAACTGGTGCGTCTTTTGAAAATATTTAAAAGAAAATTTTTAATCACCCAGTATATACTAGTTTCTATTTAAACTAGAAATACTTTATATTATTATAATCTAGATAATAAAACTAGACTAGAAATAATAAAAACTAGAAATAATAAATACTAGTATATACTGGGCTAATAAAATATAAACAAAAAAAATCAAATTATCAAGAATTTACATAAAATTTTCTTTTTTAATGGTTTTTTCTTTCATTGATATATTTATAGGTATATTAAAACTATCACAATAATAACTTTAAAAAAAATATAAAAAAATGGCGGATTTACTAATGAAAATGCCGGTTCCATATGAACCAAAACGTCAAAATAGGTTTATTTTAAGATTTCCATCTTCATTGGGGATTAACGAATGGTATGTATCATCTGCTGCCAGACCTTCAGCAAAAATAAATTCAGTAGCAATACCTTTTCTAAATACTTCAACATATGTTGCTGGTAGATTTGAATGGAATGAAATGAGAGTAACTTTTAGAGACCCAATCGGACCTTCAGCAGCACAGGCTCTAATGGAATGGTTTAGATTACATGCGGAATCTGTTACGGGTCGTATGGGATATGCCGCGGGATATAAAAAAGATATTGAATTAGAAATGTTAGACCCAACAGGTGTCGTTGTTGAAAAATGGATAATGCAAGGTACTTTTATCACCGATTTAAATTTCAATGATTTAGATTATTCAAGAGATGAAATTGCAACAATTACTTGTTCATTGCGTCCAGATAGATGTATCTTAGTGTACTAATATAAAAAAAAATATTATTTTATTAACAAAGGTCTTCTATCTAATAGAAGACCTTTACTTTTTTTATAAACTTTTGTAACTTTTAATAGTTATATTTAAAATTAAAACCATGAATGATTTATTAAAATTTGAACCTGTAGAGCCATTAATTGAAAACAGATATCTTATTAACATTATTGGAGCATATATACCCCAATTTCTTTTTAGAAAATATAAAATTTATAATGAAGGTGAAGAATTAATCTTTTCAACAGAATTTTATGAAACTGTCAATTTTTCATTTAATCCAAAAGATTTTTTTGATATTACCGATGTTAAAATAGATTATCTTTCACCTATTGGTGATGTTATAAATTCATTAGTATTTAAAATTAAAGGTTCAAATTTTGAAAAAGAGCAATCGTACTCCGGTGTCGATTTACAAACAAATAAGTTAAAATTTATTATAGACAAAGAAACTATGAACTTAGTATTTAAATCAAATGAAGAAAACAAATAACATATGGAAGAATTTAGAATAGACCCAAACATTTCTTATGATGTTGTTGAATTACCATCAAGAGGTATATTTTACAAAAATAAAAAGAAATCATTAAGAGTAGCATATTTAACCGCATCTGATGAAAATATATTATCTGCACAAAATTTAATTCAAAATAATACAGTTGTTGATGAATTATTAAAAAGAAAAATTTTAGATAAAGACATAGATTTTGATGAGCTAGTGGATGAAGATAGAATGTCTATTTTAGTTTTTTTAAGAAATACCGCATTTGGTTCTGATTATAGTTATAAAATAGTTGACCCAAAAACAGGGAAAGAATTTGAAGTTAGTTTTGATTTAAGTGAATTATCATTTAAAGATTTTAATCTTGAATCAAATGAGAATGGTGAATTTAAATACACAACCACCAATACAAAAATCGATATCACTTTTACGTTTTTAACAAAAAAACAAGAAAAAGAAATAGAACAAATTGAAAAAAGTTGGAATGGATTAGGGGTTCCGCCAATTGTTACTAAACAATTAGAGTTTATGATTAAATCTGTTGCCGGTAATAAAGACCCTATGAATATTAGAAATTTTATTGAAAATTTACCAATCAAAGATTCTCAAGATTTTAGAAAATATGTTAGAGAAAATAGACCATCTTTAGATTTAAAAAAACAAGTAACGACCCCATCAGGAGAGAATATCCAAGTAACCATTGGATTCGGGGTTGAAT